TGTGCTAACTAAGTCTTCTCAATATGCTACGGCTTGGCGTATTTGGAGCGCATACCTTTCTAATCTAACTGATAAATATTTAGGGTTTGATGCTGCAGCAGAAGGAACTTTTAACGGATACTGGGGCGCAATGACTTCGACAACTCTTGGATTTCCTACCGTTAATTTAGATAACAACTATGGTGAAATGATTGCCTACTGCTTCGCACCTGTCGAAGGGTATAGCGCGTTTGGTAGTTATGAAGGCAATGGTGTAGCTGATGGTCCGTTTGTGTTTACCGGTTTTAAACCAGCGTTTTTACTAACGAAATGGATTGATGGTAATGATCAATGGAATATTTATGACGTAAAACGTAGTACCTTTAACGTGACAGATGATATTTTACGCCCTAATTATGATTATGGTGAGAACTCCGACAGTGCTGTGGACGCCATAGATATTTTGTCCAATGGTTTTAAGATCCGTTCAAGTAATCAAAATATTAACGCAGCTAGCACTTACATTTACTATGCCGTAGCCTCTCACCCATTCAAAACTTCACGCGCACGCTAACTAATTAATTATGCTTAAACTAAACAATAAGCCCCTGTCATACGATAGGGCATTTACACATGCTGATATTCAATATCCAGCAAATTGGCTGCGCTTGTCTTCACTTGAAGAACGTAATGCTCTTGGTATTACGGAAGTAGCTGATGCTCCATCTTATGACCAGCGTTTCTATTGGGGTGTTGATAATCCTAAGGATCTAGCTGGACTAAAGACACAATGGTCTGACACACAAACTGCTATTGCAGCTTCATTGCTAGCTCCTAGTGATTGGCGTGTCATCAAAGCTAAAGAGACTGGAACTAACATTCCATCTAATTGGAAGACATACCGTGCTGCTATCCGTACAGCATGTAATACACGTCAAACAGAAATCAATGCTGTATCTGATGTACCAGCTCTTAAAGAGTTGTTCTTTGGTAATGCAGAGATTGTTAAAACAAAAGAGCAACAGAAAACAGATGCTGATGGAAACGGTGTCGTTGATTCAGATGGTAAGGCTGTCATGGAAACAGTCAATGATCTTGACAGCGACGGCAAAATCCAAATGATTGCAAATCCAGGACTAGCAACAGCCTGGCCTACACCTATTTAATTATGATTACTCTTATCCGTCCAATCCTATTTTCATTCATGAGATCAGAAAAGGTTAAATTCCTTATCCTTGATCTTTTGAAAGCTTATGTCAAGTCAACAGACAATGATATTGATGACAAGATCGTTGCCTTTGTTCGTGACGGCTTGTTCCCAATTAAATAATGGAATGGGAAGCAATACCTGTCTTCCCCGACCTGCTGCTGCCTGAAGCACCCGGATTACCCGGTCCTATACTAGATCTACCACGAGCGGATTTACCCTCCTACAAGCCGCTTGTGGTGCCTCCTAGCACCCTTAGGCCGCCACCCGGTATCAAGGGGTTGGACAGTAATGATGAACCGCCAAAGGATACTAAACCTGAGGCTAAACCAGTTACACCAGTTACACCAGTTACACCTTATGTTCCACCAGAAGCTCAGATCATAGGCATACCATTTACGGACATTGAAGTCCCGATGCCTACAACAACGATCATGACTACTGCAGCTACTACTGCATTTATTTCAGTAGCTGCCACATTAATAGGACAATCATTATTTAAATACTTAGTTTCATTATTTAAACCTATTATCAAACAACTATGGAGCAAGTTAAAAAAGAAGAAGTTGGATCCAAACCAAAAAACTTCTTAGCAAAAGTAAAAGAAAATACAGAAGACGAGATTCAAATCCTAGGTACTTTTGTACGGTTAGGAGTTGTAGTGTGGAGTGGCTTTATTATTACTCTTAACTACGTTGAATTACCAATGTTTAAAAAAAGTGTTGGTGGGGATATAACTTTCCCAGCTTCTATATTTACAGGTGCACTCGCTACATTTGGTTTATCTACATCTAATAATAAGTCCAACAGTAAATCCTCTGATCCTAAAAAGAAAGAAGAATGAAACGCTTACTCGTACTTTTGATGTTGGCTAGCCCAGCAGCAGCTCAAAGTGTCACCCCTAACTTTACACAGGGGTCAATGCAATCAACCACTACTACCACTGTTGATATTGATCGCACAATTGCGACTGAAGTCTTTGGTGGTGCTTATTCATCATGGTCAGGAACAAACGTAGTACCAAGTGGAGACATTTCAGATACCTCCACAACTTATTCAGTACATACTGCAGGGGATCAGTTTCAACTAGAACTGGTAACCAGAGCAGCAGGGGTAATCGAGACAATCGACATCGACGAAACTATTCAACAGGTTTCTACTACTACCTCATTATCAATCTTCTCGCAGTAGTCCCTGCTTACGCAGAAGAACCAAAAGTTCAAAATACATCAAATCCTGTGGCAGCAGCTACAGGTAACGTAACTAATCAGGCGGTGCAATTCCAGAACAATGGTGCACCGTCTAGACAATACTTCAGTGGTAATAATAGCTGTAATGGTACAACCATGCAGCTTTCTCCGTTCTATATGGGTAACGATACAACCCCTATGGATCCTGATAGTTACGTTAAAAGTAATAACTGGGGAGCGCAGGTTAGCTTCTCAGTTCCATTAGATGGCGGCATGATCGAAACCTGTAAAGGTATCGCCCGTAAACACGAACAAAAGATGCGCCTTGACTATGAATTAGTTAGGGCATTGAAATGTACAGAGATTATGCAGAAGGGCTTTACCTTTAGACCTGGCTCACGTGTTGAAATCCTATGTAATGACATCGTACCTATCGTAGCACTTGAATAAATGGAAACAATAGTGTCTGTTGTCATCGCAGTTGTTGCTGGTGGCGCAGCTATAAACAATAGACTACACAACCGAATAAACAACGTACATGATCGCATCAGCGGTCTCGATAGACGAATAGATGCTATTGAATTAAATGTGGCTCAAGACTACGTATCCAAAGCTGATTTAGCAGTAATGGTACAACGTATGGAAGACCATATGGTACGCATCGAAAACAAATTAGATCAAATCGTATTGAGGAATCAATGACTTACAAATTAGTTGACGTAACACGCGGTAAAGTACTGCAAGAGTTCAGCACTCAAGAAGACGGTGAAAAAGCATTGCGTAGGCAATCTACAGATAACTTTATCCGTTTGGAATTAGTAGAAACTGCTAAACCTAAAGCTAAAAAAACTAAGAAATCTAATGAAGAATAAAGCTTCGGAAGAACAATTTAACGAATTACATAACTTAGTTACTACAGAGTTTTTGAACCGTGTTAAATCCGGTGAAGCCTCTACACAAGATCTAAAAGCAGCATGTGACTGGCTAGCTAAAAATGATATTAGTGGTGTTGCCTTTGAAGGTAGCCCACTAGATAAGCTAGTTAGTATTATGCCAACTGTTGATCCTGAACTTGTACAACGGAGACTCTATGGCTCGAAGCTCTAAACATAGCGGTGCTAAATACGCTAATGGTAATTATAAATCATATCAAAAGAAATATGATTCTAGTAAATTACAGATCTCTAAACGATCCAAATTAAATAAAGAAAACCGTAAACGTGGAACCTACGGTAACGGCGATGGCAAGGATGTATCCCATAAGAAAAATGGAAAAACATTCCTCGAAGCAGCATCAAAAAACAGAGCACGTAAAGGACGCGCATGACCCCACTACTTCCTACACCTAACGATTACCTCTACAACTTAATAGCCATGACCTCACCAGAAGCTAAGCGCCTGTGGAGGCGCTCTATTAAGGAACACTTTGACCATACTTGTATCTATTGCGGAAAAACCTATGACCTTAGTCAATTATCTATCGATCATGTTCATCCTCGCGCACGTGGCGGAGAGGATGTCGCAACGAATGTTGTATGCGCCTGTACCAGATGTAATCAGGAAAAAGGAAGTACACCCGTCCTACGTTGGATGAGAGACAAATTTGGAGTTAATAGACTCCGTGAAAAACTAATTATGGAGTATATTAATTAATGGATAAAGAGTTAAATGAGTTACATGATTTAGCTAGAGAAATGCTGCTTGACATACAGAGACAGTATGAAGCTGGTACATTACCACCTGGATTTGGTGCGTCTGACAAAAGACGTGTAGATAAAGCTATTAGTAATTTAGATCTTAACCATGAAGCCTACGGTGACATCATGGATAATGTTCTGACAGGTAATAAAGGCCCCAAAAAACTAATGAAAGATATTAGGGGTGTAGAGTCAAGGACTATGGCTGCTTGGCAACTTTTGAATGACGATACTATTCATCATTTAGTTCAACAACGTACTGGCGGTAATTTTAGTAAAAAAGTATCTGGAGATGTTGTAAGAGGCGCAATAAAAAGATTAGAAGACCGATTTGGTATAAAACTTTCTCAAGCAACTGGACCTGAAGGTGTGGTTCGTGGTGATACTGCATTATCTAATTTTGCACATAAATCTGATGATAAAGGAACAGGTTTAGAACGTAAAGCTATTGGAAAAAACCCAGACTCTTCCACAACAGCACACCGTTTTGGAAACGCCGCATATTCAAAAACACTTACTGATGCAGAAACTGCTAATGAAAAAGCGTTAGCAGAAGCTTTAGGTAATCTTATTGAACGTCAACTTGAAGATGTAAAAGTTGGTATTGCTACAGATACTCCCCGTGTCGAAGCTGTTAGGTCTTTAGATCCTAGATTAGCTAATGCTTATAAATCTACTAATACAGTGGAAGAGATTTCTGAAATGAAAGGTGTGCTTAAAGACATACCTAATATTGAAGAACAACTTATAGAAACTTACCAAGTTTTACCAGAACAAAGTAAAGGTAGTGTTAGATTAAACCGTAGACAACTGACAATGTTATCTACTGCTGGTGTTGGTGCTTTGTCAATGCTTGGAACTGCTTCTAGTGCTGCAGAAACTGTTGGACGTACACAAATAGCACAAGAAACAGGCAACCCTCTTGATTATTTACAAGCTGGTATTGCTGGTACATCTTTAGCTGCTGATTTAGTACCACATCCTGCTGCTGAAATAGTTTCTACACCTGCTGAT